CCAGAATCGCGCGGAGGTCTTTTCTCTCAAGTGCCATGTGATAGTCCTTTCCGCCCTTGCTCGGGCTGCCATGCTTGGCAATAGGTTATTTGCCGGACGTGCTGCCGGTATGGTGCCGCTTGTGGGGCTTGAACCCACGGCTCCCGGATTAAAAGTCCGGTGCTCTGCCAGACTGAGCTAAAGCGGCATAAAAAAGCGGCTGACGCTGTGCGCCAACCGCTGAGTATTCAGTTTTAGAGCGAAAATTCACAGTCTGTATCTGTCGGATAGTCCTGCGCTTCAGCCGGAACATAGACCAAAACAGAAATTTTGGCTTTGCCCTCGCCGTATGTGTTATCACACATCTCCTGAAGCGCTTTGCGTGCCTGAACACCAGCCGCAAACAACTCTTTGACTTTTGCAGCCTTGGTCCTGTTCTTTTCCTTCACCTCAAGCATCTGCTTTTTGATTTCTTCAATTCTCTCGGCAGACTTATGATAAAGTCTTTCAGCGCTTTCCTGCATTTTCACAGCAACTTCAAGCTGTGCGCTCAAGTTTTCAAGCTCTGTCATCCTTATACCTCCTTGTTTCCTTCTTCTACCGCGATCTCTCGCAGCTCGTCAATGTGTTCTTCCACCGCCGGGCGCAGGAATGGGCGGGGAGCCATGCCCCGGGTAAAGTGCCATTTGCCGTTGAAGTCCTTCCAGACCCACGGCGTTTTGCGCCCGCTGCCGTTTGTGGCGTGAACGCCCGTGCCCAACTCCACATAGACGCTGTAAAAGAGATTTGACCCAATGGTCACGGTCTTTTTTGCAAGGTCTACGGCGTAGGTCAGGCTCTGCTTGAGCGCGCCGCCCACGTAGCCCTCAATGCCCGTGCTGTCTGCCGTGCCGGTAGGCACAAGCAGCTGTGCGTAGTCCTGCACCTTCATGCCCCAGATGGTCAGCACCCGCTCTGCCCATGAATCCAGCGCTTCATGCAGCTGCGGGGTGTTGTCGGTGAATTTGATGTCGTAGTTAAAGTTCATGGTTTACCGAACTCTCCACGTCTTGGAATTTTTTCTTGCGCGATAGTAGGTCTTTCCCTCAAATGTCACTTCAAGTGCGCCCCTGTCCATTGCAGAACCCAAAACGGAAGAAAGCGACTTTGTTTCAGCTGCCTTTTTGTTTGCGGTTGACTTTTTCTGCACATCTTTCATAAAAGAATTGACGTTTTGCCGTTTCTGTGCCGTGTTATCCGCTGCCTTTTGCACCTGATTCTGGTTAAACCTTGCAGGGCCGGAAACGTATGGATTCGCAACCTTCGTCTGAGCCTTTAGCTGTTCCGTTGTCAGTTCATGCAATTTATCCAGTGCCGCCGCTTTTTCCTGCTGAGTAAGATTCGACTGCTGGATTTTCTGCACGTTCGCTTCATACTCGCGCTTTGTTGCGTCGCCAGCATCAAACAAAGAAAAATCATTCGATCTTCTTACCAGCGTACTATCCAAACTTTTTGCTCCATTTGCGCCGCCGCCCGCTCTCGCAGAGCTGTGCCCGGCTCTGCCGGATGCTCTACCACCGCCGCTCATCGTGACTCCTCTCTCTCACTTCCGCATACTGCGGCTTGATTATTGTTGCGTTAAAGTCCATTCCCGGTAAAGGTTTGCCATACCAGAGAACTTGCGTAGGATTCAAGCGCCGCATAGCTTCCTTGCACCCCATTGTAAAAAGGGTTGTAGCCAAGCGCTCATTCATCAGCCCAACGGACGAAATGGAGATGATGGAGTTTCGCGGCTCTCCGTCAAAACACCACTCGTAGCTTTCCGGCCAGACCCATTCGATGGTGGGAATGACTTTGATGCAATGCATCTGCCAGTAAGCAGCCAGCCAGTGCCGTTTATAGGCGCTCCAAATCTGCACCGCTTCCGGGTGGTCTCGGAACATGGAAAAATCAGGGGAAAGCACCGCCCCGAACTGCTGCAAGAGTGGCACATACTTGTCAGGATTGCGCCAAACACGTTCAAACTGGTAATCATCACAATAAAAATGGACACCTTTGCTTGATCTATCTTTGGCAGACAGGGTATAGTTGAAAGGGATCCATTCCAGTTTGTCAATGCGTATGTCCGTTTCCGGCTTGATGATAGGGATGTGGAACTTGCCTTCGCTCGGAAAAATCATCTTTTCGGTGTTTTCCATCGGCAAGATCACAGTTCATCCCTTCTTTCATTTTCTGAATCCTTCCATTGTCCTAATAATGCGTTTGTGTGCTCCATGCGGCTTTGCGCCATTTCCGTAGAAAGGCCGCGCGTGTTTTGGCTTAATGTAACCACACGGGGGCTTAAAATCACGGCAAAAGTTCAAGAAAAAGTCATCGTTGATTACGACAATCCCAAACTTCTTATTTTTCATGCTTTGCGCTCTCCTTTCTCCGTTTTCTCTCTTCCGCCCACCACATCTGTTCGGCTTCTGTTCCGCCCTTGGATTTATACCACTCGGTGTAATCCATGACGGGGGTGACTTCTTTGGTCGCATTGTCTCGCTGCATCGCGTTCTGCCGGGGATACTTTCCCAGCGCAGAGGACAGCACACAGCGACAGTGGTAAACCATCTCCGGGGCGGCGTTGGGGTCTCCGGGGTGCTGAATCTCGTAGCCCATGACCTTGAACGGCTCGTCAAGCTCTGCCGTCTGCTGGTCAAGCAGGCGGTGCATCTCACGAGTGCGGTAGTCGTGGGTGGAGTTCCACCGCTTTTTGACCTCGATGCCCAAAGCCTGGGCGTTGTGCATCTGCTGCAATGCACCGGCGTTCTGGGCGCTGGTAAGGGCTGTGATGGCGTTGTTCATAGCCCAGTGTATCTCCGTGTCTGCCATGCCGTTTACGGCCTGCACGGCGATGTCGTGGACGCTCTTGCCCTGCACGATGCCCTGCATGACGTAGCGGTTGAATACCCGGGCATCATAGGTGCGGTTGCTCTCGCTCTTGATGCGCTTGTTGGGCACCATGCGGGGGTTCTCTTTCAGCAGCAGCTTGACCGCCTCGGTGTTGTACAGGGTCAGCCCGAACGTCACGCCTGCGGCCTGTTCCAGCTCGTAGAAGGCCCAGTTTGCGCCAAAGGAAAAGATATTGTATTGCTCGTCCCTGGCCAGCTTGTAGGCCGTCTCTTGGGCTGTGGTGCAGGTCTGCGTGATGCCGTCCAGCTTGGCGTGCATCAAATCGGACTGAAAGACCTGATTTTGCAGCCAGATGCGGTAGTCATCCTCAGTGATCTCGCCTGCATCCAGCTGCGCCCGCTTGCGCTCGTCCAGCGCTTTGTACTTTGTCAGAAACTCGGTCAGCTGCTTCTGCATCTCCCGGCGGGCAGTACCGTACACCCGGAGGATACGGCGGCGCAGGCGGTTCAGCTGGCGGGTAGAGATGCGGTCACGGTCGGAAATCACGTTTCATCACCGTCTTCGTCCTCCTCTTCGTCCACGGCCTCCCTTGTTGCGCTCTCAGCCATCAGCGCAGCCTTGGCCTGCTCCTTTTGTTCCGGGGTCAGGTTGGGCAACAGGTCAATGGCCATGTCATGCCCGATGATGGGTGCCTCAGAAATCACCGTTGCGACCTGTTCAGCTGTGTTGGTGATCTTGCTGCGGTTGAATGCCGGCATAGCGTTGTCAAAGCCAGCCAGTGCGCAGATCTGCCGGATGAACGGCTTGACCTGAGCCTCAAAGTCGTCTGCGTTCTGGTTCAGCGGCTCATAGGCCGCATCCAAATGGTCGTTGGTGCTGTCCGCGCTGACACAATGCACGTCCAGACCGCCGAAGTCCTCATAGACCTGGCTATGGAGCAGATCCAGCAGAGTCTGCCTGGCTTCCACAGGAATCTCGGTGGTGTAGGGGGTGATCTTGCCGCCCTGGCTGGTGTCTGCGCCTGCAATGTGGTACAGATTCAGCTTGACAAGGAACTCCTGCAGCTCGTCATCGGTCATGCCGTTGAAGTTCTCGCACAGCCAGTAGATCTCCGAAAAGTCATGCAGGTCATTGCAGAAGCCGGACATCACCAGATCGGTGTTGTCAATGTAGGCTTTCAGGCCCACAAGCGTGCTCTGGTGCAGGTCGGAGCCCCACAGCGGCACAATGGGAAGAGCGCTGTAGTTTTCTCCTTCTACGCTTTCCAGCCCGCCGCCGGGTGTGGTGACGGTCACGCTCTTGTATGCCTGCTTCGGCGTTGTCTCCTGCATCGTGCTGCCAATTTTGCTTTCCGTGTACTCGGTAAAGCCGTCCAGCTCGTACAGGATATAGTGCATATCCGTGTCCGGGTTCAGCTGCCAGAAGCGCACACCCGCCTGCAAAAGGCCTGTCTTTTCATCGTACAGGGGCGCGAACTCGGTCAGTTTGAAAACCACCAGATGGTCGTTGTTCCAAAAGCCGAAGCTCTCACCGTGGATCAGGGCGAAATATCCGGCCTTCTGGATCTGCTCGTCGAAGTTCTGCCCAAGCTTTCCCTTGTCTACGCCATCGTCCGCAAAGACCACGCCGTTTCCGAGGGAGTAGGTCGCCCGCTGCTTGTTGAGCCGCCGGAAAAGATTGCTCTTGACCATATCGGGGTGTGGGGTGTCCTGCTTGGTGTTTTTGGATAGGCGTTTCAGCATCAAAGCGTAAGCCTGCGCGAAGCGTTCAGCCCCCGGGTTTTTCTGGGCGTCGTACAGGTCGGCGTCCAGCGCCATCTTGTAGGGTCCGGAACTGCAGTGCTGCTGCACGAACCGTCGGATGAAATCAGGCTGTTCTCCGGCGACTTGCGCCTGCTGGAAGGTCTGGAATGTGTATACAGTGCTCAAAATCAATCCCTCAGTTTCACAAGGCGCTTTGTGCGCACGAAATAGCGGATAGCGTCCATGCAGTGGTCGTTGACCTTCAGCACGGTGTCGTCTTTATCTGGATCCCAAGCGTACACGCCGAACTCTTCCAGCGTGTGCTTGCAGTCTTTGTAGATCTTCAGCCGTCCGGTCTGCAACATGGTCTGCACGTCCAGAATGCCGCTCAGAACGTCGTTATTTGCAGGGGTCTGGGTAAAGCCGTTTTTGCGCAGCTCTGTAATCAGGGGCAGGGCAGAGGGGTCAACAATGATCCTCTCTGGCTTGAGACCATTCAGCCACGCCTTGAGGTCTGTTACGTACTCGCCCACGGTCTTTTGCCGCTTCTGTTCGCGGCCGCTGTAGTAATATTCCCGGGTGACGATCCAGCAGTCTGCATCTGTCAGCTTCTGGAACAGCAGAAAGGTCGTTGCGTTCTGGGTGCCGAAGTCGCAAGCCACATAGGCGCTCTTCGGGGACAGCTCGGGCAGCACGTCAATGACGTGTTTTTTGGGGTCGAACATGTCATATACAAGGCCCTCGGCCACCGTCCACAGGCCCAGAATGTAGCGCTGATAGAAAACGCCGCTGTACTGGCTGCGGTATCTGGCCTTGATGTCCTCGGAAAGTGACAGGTTGTCGTCCATCGTGAAATGAAGATACATCATCTTGCGGGAACGGCATTTCCGCACCCACTCGAGATAAAACCAGTGCTGCGGGCTTCCCGGGTTGCAGTTGAACCAGAACTTTGACCCGGTGACAGAGCAACGGGCTGTGGCCTGATTGACGAAGCTCTGGGGCATCAGGGCCACCTCGTCAAAGAATGCCCCGGCAAGGGTGATGCCCTGGATCAGGTCCTGGCTGCTCTCGTCCTTGCCGCCGAAAAAGTAAAATTCGTTGGTTTTGCCGCCCTTGCTGACGGTCATGCAGTTTTCGGCCCGGTGCTCCTTGACGTTGTAGCCACGGGCTGCAAGCTGCTGCTTGAGTGTGCCCAGCACGTTGCGCCGGAAGCTGGCGATGGTCTTGCCACACATGGCAAACTGCTGGCCGCTGTAGCAGGTCATAGCCCACTGGACGAACGAAAAGCTCATGGCAAAGGTCTTGCCCGAGCGGATAGCGCCATCGGCAATGATGCCGTTGTAGCTGCTGTATGCGCTCTGCGGTGTCCACCAACTCAAGACCTGCTTTTGCCGTTGGCTGAGGGCTTTCCAGCGAAAACCGTTACTTTTCCGCATGGTTGTCCTCTTCCTCCGGAAGCATCTCCACGTCGTCCGGCGGGCTGAGGTCCGCGGCAGCATTCAATGCCTTTATCAAACCATCATCGTGACGCTCTTCCTGCTCCGCTTCTTTCGGCTTATCGTTCCAACCAAAATTAACTTGCAGGCTGAATCTTGCGCCGCCGTTTCCATCGCGATCATAGAGCCGTTCTTCGGCGTATCTCTCGCACCGTAGTTTCGCGCGCGTTATCGTGTCAGAAAACTCAGCCTTTCCTTGATAGTCAATCAAAGATTGCCGAGACTTAAATCCCAACGCTAAAGCTAGACCGGTAACCGTTTCTGGACGTTCGTCGATTTTTATCACGTTTCCGTATTTGTCCAAAACAGGCTTTCCGGTTTCGTCTTCTAGGACACTCCCTTCGCAGCTTTTGAAGAACTCTTCGATTTTTTTCTCGAGCTCTTCTTTGCTCTCAAAGACGGGCGGTCTGCCTATCCTTTTGTTTTTGCTGTAGGCCACCGCCACCACCTCTTTAAACTCATGCAAAAGAAAAACCGCCCGGAAATCCGAACGGTCAAAATATCGAATGTGCCGCCAGCTGGATTTGAACCAGCACCCACGGAATGGATGTGCGCAGTGGTTGGCTGTGCAGTGATGTTCCCGTGGTGTCACCAACGTTGTCCCGCCTTAAATGGGCGGCGCTCTTCCAGTTGAGCTATGACGGCATATAAGCAGCGCCCGTGCATTCAGTTCGTTGGACATGCGTCAAACGGTGGGCGCTGCTGCATCCGGAACTTTCGCGGCCGGATGCCCCGCTACTCTCTGCATGCCGTCCCCCGGTCATACAAAGTCTGGCACTCCCGGCAGGACTCGAACCTGCAACATGCGGTTTTGGAGACCGCTGCTCTACCGCTTGAGCTACCGGAGTATAAAAGCCGCCCTTGGAATCGAACCAGCCGTGTCTACACACACGCGCCGCGCTCCAAACTGCGCTCAGGCGGCCATATAAAAACAGCTCCGGTTCGCCACCGGGGCTGTTGGTTGGCGCACATCCCGTCAGGAAAGCTACACCTTGGCAAGGATTCTAAGGCCTTTTCTCGGCACGGGAGGTTGCACGTGCGGCCTTGCGGGTTGTCTAGTCCATGCGCCATACGGTGCGATACGGCGGAATCGAACCGCCTCCTGTCTCTCATGAGCGGCAGGCTGCCTTTGTTTCAGTGTATCGCATAGAAGCAGCCCGCGAAACGTGAAGAGAGCAAAGCCCGGTACCTGCAAGCAGAAAAGGAGGAAAATGCCAAGAAGGGACACGTTTCGGAGGCTGCGTGCATCGGTTTGCCTTTTGGCTTTTCCGATGATACAATTTTACACCATGTAATAGTGAAACCGCAATGTAATGACAGTGCAATGTTTTTAAAGGCTCAGTTCCTCCATTGCTTTGCGCCGCAAGACATAGACCATGCGCAGAGAATAATTCATATCTTTTGCGACCCTGTCCCACGTAAGGCAATCGAGATAGTACTTGTACAGCACCGTGTATGCTTTCTCGTTCCGGATCTGGGCGAGTGCGTTTCTGATCTCGAGGAACAATCTGTCGCAGACCGCTCTTTGCTCATAAGCGCGGCGCTCCGCTTCCTCCTCGCGTTCTACCGCCCGGGCAAGGCTCTGGCCATCTTTGCTTCCGCCGGGGGCCGCGCTGAGGTTCTGGGTAATGTGCCGGGTGGCCTCCTGCGCTTCGGCCAGACGGTCAGACAGCAAGTAGTATCTCTTCTCTGCTTCGCGGTAGCGGTTCAGCCATGCCTTAACGGTGCTGTAATCGGTTTTGTCCGGCTTTGGCGTGTCGGTGTCAGGTATCCATGTGCGGGTCATGTATCTTCCTCCATTTCTTCAATCTCGATTTCCACCCTTGGGTTCTTCCGATCAATCTCCACCCGGCTGCCATCGTGGGCGGCAACGATCTTGCTGTTGTCGTCCTCCAGCACGTGGGCTTTTACCAGAATGTCTGTGGTCGCCTCGATGAGGTTCGCCAGATCGACCCGGCGGGCGGTTTTCATGTAGTACACGCACCTCACGTTCACACGGGCAGAGACAGGGCTGTGTGGCCTTTTGATTTGCCGCAGACAGTCCGTCTCATAATCCACGTAGGCCTTGCTAGGGGCCACAAATCGCCCGCCTGAGCGGCTTTTGAGGATGCGTGCAGAGTTTTTCTTGGTGCGTGGGTCGCCGTAGAGGGTTAATTTCACAAGTTCCCTCCAATCAGATCGTCAATGTGCATCTGAACAGCCTGCTCTGGTATATCTTCCCAGCCGATGCCGATATAGTCCAGTACACGGCCCCAGCCGTACCAGTTTCCGTTTTCGTCCCGGCAGACGTGCTTCATCCAGAACTCCCATTCTTTGGGATTTGTCTCCCGCAAAATGTCAAACCGGTGCGGTCTGCCCTCTATGTGGATGCCAAACCCGCACATGGTGCAGCCTGTGCGCTGTGCCTTTGTGGTGTACAGCTTTCCGTCTTTGTCCTTTGCGATCTCGCCGTATTCGGCGGGAATTGGTACGTCTAGGTCAAGCGCAAGCTGCAAAACGTCTTGTCGGTCAAAAATTGCAAAAGGTGCGCTGCGGGTGGTGGTCTTGCCGAAGTAGTTGCAGCCGTGCATTTTCAGGCTTTTTTCACGCCGCCCCCCCTCGCTTGCCATAAGTCCCATGTAGGGCACACTGTTATGGTCTCTCCCCCAGTCGTTGCAGGGCTTTTCCTTGAGGTAGTAGCAGCAGCGGTCAGATACTTTGAACGGGGCCGCCTGATACCCAAGCTGCGCTCCCTCCGGATCTGCTCCGCCAAACAGGTCGAGCCACTTCTGTGGCAGCTTCATCCGGCTGTTTTTCTGCCAGCCGCCGTATTCGCCGGTTTCCCCGGTGATGATCGCATGCCGCACGGTTGCGTTTTTCTCTGTCGGGTTTTGCAACAGCATGATCTTGCCTGCCTTTTCCTTGCTGATGACAGGCCAGCCAAATTCCTGCAAGACCTGTACCTTGCTTTTCAACGGCTTCAGGAACACGAAAGACGGCGCTTCACCATCGCCCATCCAGTTTTTGTATTCGGTCTCCATCTCTGCTGCCATCTTCTTATGCACTTGCTGTACGCCTTTGCCTTCCAACGATGAGCAGGACACGCATGTGACAGGCAGCCCGATTCTCTCCAAAAAGTAGTGCAGCGTGATGGAATCCAGACCGCCCACGGACAGGTGCACGCCCTTGTCGTGCTCTTTTGCCCAGTAGTAGAATGCCTCGGCCATTTCCTGCGCGTGCTCCACCTTGCGCTTGTAATCCCACTTTTGCATCGTCTGAAAACGCTCGATGTTTGCCAAAGAGCCATTTTCAGCCATAATCTCCTGTACGGTTTTCATTTTTTACCCCCATTGTTCGGACATGGCCTTTGCAATGCCCGGCGCAGTTTTGCTTCTGGCTTTTGCCCGGCCCTCTTGGCCGTTTTGCGTCCCGCGAATGCCTTCGCACCAGCTGATTTTCTTGTGCTTTTCCCCCATTTGAGACGTACACGGGCTCTGGCGGTGGAAAGCTGTTTTTTCGTTCCAGAGGAGGCAGGTTTTTCAGCCAAAGGCAAGTGCGCTTTGTGTGATAGTTTTCCGTGTCCGCTTCGCTTTCGGCAAAGTAGTACGGATGAATGATCTGGTCGGCTTTTCTGTACGCCGTGTTCATGATGCCTACAGGGTTCTCGACTGCAATCTTGGGGACATCAGCCAGCATGAACTGCATAAAGAAAATTGCGGCCTTTACGCGCTCTGCCCACCGAGCAACAACTTTTTCGGCCGGTGTGACCCGCAAGCTGTACGAGCGCGTTGCTGCGTTGCTCAGGTAGGTGCAGGGCGGGTGTGCAATGAGCAAGTCCCACTCGCCAACGTCATGCGTTACGCCGTCCATCGTCACGACTTGCCCCCCCTCCAGAGCCTTGAGCGCGTCTCCAAGAATATGCCACTCGGGGTGTCCGCCGGACGGCTCCTGAATATCGCAGGAGTAGGCTTCGTGGCCCCGAGCCCGGAATGCCTTGCACACCTCCTGCGATTCCTCGCAGGCAATCAACACTTTCATCGTTTTCTTCCTCCCATCCATCCTTCTTTGTCGAAATCGTTGCGGCTGATCCGCTCCGCCGCGTGGTTCCCGTTGGTGTAGATGCGCTGCGCTTTCAGCTGGCGCTTGTACTCGGCGTACCGTGGGCAGCTGTCGTGACAGATCGGGTGCCGGTCGGGGCAGTGAAAGCAGGAATCAACAACCTTCATCCTTCAATCTCCTTCCTTGTCGGCTCGCTCGCCCGTAGCCTTGCAGCTTCACGGGGGGCGGTGGTGATATCGGCCTGCGCCTGCTTCAAAAACTCGGCACGGCGGTATGTAAGGTCCGGCATTTCAGCCAGCTCTGCCAGTCCTCCCACGCTTCCGGCATAGGATTTTGCCGCCGGGGGGAGTTGATCATACAGGGCTTGCAGTTCTTTCTGTCCGTCACTACGCAGCAGCCCGCCCTTTTCGTCAATGCCGGTCACCATCGGGAACTTGCGCCAGCTCAAAAATGTCTGTGCCTTGCGTGCCGCTACAGCCAGAGCTTCCCATTCAGCGGACGGGTCAAGACACTGGGAAAGCTGCTTGAAGATATCGGCCACAGTGACCGGATAAACGCATACCCGGTTCGCCGCCAGAAAAGCCCGCTTGACAGTATCGCTGTCATAGTCGCCAAACTGGTACGTCCACACATCGATGGTGGTCTGCATCTCCTCATCGGTCAGCGGCTTGGAACCCAGCTTGTACAGCACAAAATTCATGCGGATCAGCTTTGCCACGTCTTCCCGTGTCATGTCTCAAACCCTCTTTCTCTGTCCATCTTCGCCAGCACCCGGGCAAGCTGGTCGTCTACGGTCTCGGTTGGCTGCTTGCATCGCGGCCTAGCTTGTCGGCTTTGTTCGTTGGCTTCCACGTCCCCCGGGGTGCGTATCCCGTCTCGTTTCCAGCCGGACAATATGCCGTTGATGTAGTTCCATGAGCGCTTCCCGGCTTCTGTGGCCTTGTCAATCGCCAGCAGGATCATCTCTGTGCTGTACTCCTGCCGCCACTTCTGCAGCTTGTCCAGTGCAGAGCGTGGAAAGTCGCCAACGGCCTGCTGATAATGCTGGACAATCTTGGAAAGTTCTACGTCAACGGCGGCGGGGGCGGCGCTATTATATATATCCCCGTTAGGGGATATAACAGTTCCAGTAACAGTTCCAGTTCCAGTAACAGTTCCAGTTCCAGTAACAGTATCATTATAGTTACCACTTGCTTGCACTTGGTAGCATGTGCTAGCATTTGCTGATTTTGCTTGCATTTGAGCAGCACGGGCTTTTCCGGCTTCCCGGCGCTTTTGCTTGACGTTCTCGTACTTTTCTGCAGCCGAATCCACGCCATTGCACATGAACCGGAAATTTCCGCGCATTCCACGGTCGGAAAATGTTGGTTTTTCGCCTGTTCGGACGTACTTTGCCAAAGCCCGCATTAGCTGTCCTACTTCGGCATCTGTGTACTCTTCCAGCGCGTCGAACCAATCTAAATACGCGACAAACGACTTTTTTTCTTCTTTTGCCACTTGCTCACCTCCTTTGCACGCCCGTATAGCCGGATAGCACAGCTTGCGAAATCAGAAGGGGAGATCTTCTGCATCATCGTTGATGGGGTCATACTCAGCAGAAGGGGACGCTTCCGGAGCGCTGGTGCTGTGTGGCGCGTAGTCTGCAAGGCTTTCGCCGGGGTACATCTGCGCGCCCTGCAGATCTTCCGGGTTTGCTGCCGGTTCTGCAGGTTCCGGCGGAGGGCCGGGCTGTGCCATCAGGTCAATCATCTGCTGCAGCCAGCGGAATGTCACCAGCCCGCCGGGCTGAACATCATCCGCGTCCACGTCGTAATAGATTTTGCCGTTATACTCCCGCTCTTTCAGCTTTTGAGCAAAAACTGTGACCTGATCGCCTTTCTGCAGCATGCCGTCCCACTGGTCAATGCCGTGCCAGAGGTTAACACCCACAAAGAAGCTCTGCCATTTGCCGGATTCATCCTGTGTGCGGCTTGCTTTCAGGCCAAACTTAAGCACCCGTTTTTGACCAGCATCCCGAAGTACCGGGTATTTGGCAATCTCGCCGTGCAGCATGATGCCGTTCTTGGTCTGGACGATCATGCATCATCACCGCCAAACGGATCATCGGCGTTTTCCTCTGCAGAGGGTGCGTCCGGGGCAGGAATCAGGGTGCCTGCAGTCTTGCGGTGACGGTGGGAGCCTGCGTAAGGATCCAGCACCGGCAGATCTTCGGGCGGCACCTCGCGGGCGGTGCTTTCAGCGTCCACACGCACCTCACTCTCATCGTACAGAGCGCCAAAGGTAGACGGGAACGCTTCACGCAGGGCGTGTACCAAAGCCACCTTGCGGATCATGGTGGCCTTCTTGCCGCTCCAAAGGGATTTGCCGGTGTCATACTCGCTGAGCTTGACTTCCTCATAGCTGGCGCGGGTGCGGTCCTTGCGGTAGACCTTTGCCCAGCCGCCGAGAAGGGTCTCGCCGCCGTCTCCATCATAGACGATAGATCCCTCACGGTTCAGCAGCTGGCCATCTGCGGTCAGGACGATCACGCCGGCTTCAAAGCCGTCAAAGTTGGGGTTGCGCTCGGCCATCTGCAGATAACAGTTCTTGCCCAGTACGATGGTGCTGGCGGTGTCCTCGTTCTTGTTGTCGTAGTGGATCAGATAGGCTTCCTTGGTGAAGGGGTTCAGCTTGTACTGCTTGCAGGTCTCCAGAAAGATTTTGCATTCAGCATCGGTGGCTTTGTCGCAAATAAAACGCCGTACTTCGTCAAAACTGACGACGAGGTGCTGGCCATCGGCAGCAGTGATCTCCACCGGAACGGACGGGGATGCGGCCTGCATAGCAGTGCTGCCTGCACGGTTGGCGTTCTGGACGGAACGGTTTGCCAGAGCCTGTGCATTGGAAACGGACGAAGTAGGCGCGGGTGCGCCGGAACGAGTAAGTGCCATAAGTAAATACCTCCAAAATTATTTGATAGAACCATAGCGGAAACCGCGCTCTGCGGCTCCCTGCTTGAACCATGCGATATCCTCGAGGGTGAACTCCACCCAGAAACGATACTGCTTGCGGGCAGGGAGTTCCGGCTGTGCAGGTGCTGCAAAGCGCTGCAGCACTTCACAGTCCAGCCGACCGGAAGCGGTGATAAAGGCGTTGCTCTGGGCGCTCTGTTCAGCTTCCGCCTTGAGCTGACGCTCTTCCTCGGTGGGAGGGATGATTACCGGTGCGGCTGCGCGGGCACGTTCTGCGGCCTGCCTTTCTGCTTCTGCGCGGCGCAGCTTTTCCCGGTTGTCCTGCAGGCGCAGGTGTTCGGCAAGTGCGGCGTTCAGATCCAGCACACGAAGATATTCCAGCTTGCAGGCTTCAGCATCTTCGCCGCAGGTGTCCTGAATGATTTTCAACTCTTTCCGCCGTGTTTCAACATCCCGGCGCAGCTCCCGGCTGGCCTTTGCCAGATCATAGGTCTTGTTCAGCCACTGGGACACAAGCAGGCGGTCAAAGGGGATAAGCTCCCGCAGTTCTCCGATGCAGTCGGCATAGACAGCCCGCAGCGCATCCTGCTTATCCTGCCTCTCGGCTTCCTCCACAGCCTTGACCTGCTGGTCAATGGCACCGGAAACGGCCTTGCACCGGGTCTGCATCTGCTTTGTGCTCTGCAAGAACTCTTCCAGCGGCTTCATGTAAAAAGCCTTTGCGCTGCGGGCAGCGTCCGAGAGCTGCTTGTCCAGCTTGTTCACGGCGGCGCGGTCGGCCTTGGCATCCTTGATGGTCTCAGGGGTGTAGACGCGGCCAGTGTAGGCGGCCAGCATTTCGGTCAGATTCTGCTGCACCTCGGCTTCGTTCCATCGGATCGCGGGCAGTTCCGGGTGCTCCACACGGACGGTCAATTCTTCTTGCATAAATATTCACCACCTCTGATAAACTCTCTCACCATTGTTGTTATATACGATGTAGGTATTGCGAGGATAACCTTGCGCGTGTTCCTTTTCGGACAGTGCATCCGCCCGCTGGATCAGCTCTCCCACTGTCTGCGCAGAGCGTCTCTCTAAAAGTTTCGGCGGGTTTTCAAGCCCGTCATAGATTTGCAAAAGCGCCACTTGTAAAACCTCCTGTTTTGTGTTATTTTTGTGGTGATGGGCGGCAAAACTCATCACCCTTTTGGCTTGTCCGTGTTGGAGCACGGGCAGGCTCTTCTTTTTTGCGGCGTATCGGCGGCAGACTGTCCACCTCATCACGTCGAATAAGCTCTTTCTCAAAAATGTACTTGCGAGCCCGACGCCTGCCGTTGCTGCTGTGGCTGCTTGCGGACGCAAAACTGTTTGCGGTTTTGTAACCCAGCCGTCTGGCACACATCTCAGACGTACCGCTGGCAATCAGGTCTCCGGTCTTGGCATCGTACACGGTGTACCACATGACATGGAGGACAGTGTCAGGCATACGTGATCTCCCCAGACTCCTCTTGCAGCATCTCCCGCACGTTGTCCATTTCTTAGGCGCACATCTCCCAGACGTTTGCCCGTGCGGAGTATCCGGCCCGGACAACAATGTCATCTGAAGCTTCGGCTTCTCGCCTGCAGCTTTCGGAAAGCCGCGTGTAGGATTTGACTTTGTCCTCAACGTATTCTTTGGCCGTCATCACGCCCCACGCTCCTGATTCTCCGGATATTCCGGGTTGCGGGCGTGGGTTCGGTTGATTTTGCCGTACTTGCGCCGCTTTGCGGCTCTCTCCCTGTCCTCTGCGGCAAAGCCCAGCCGGGCCAGCAGAACAGCGGCCAAAATCAGCACCAGCGACACCGCAAACAGCGTGCCAGAGATGTATCCGGTGGTCTGCGCGGTGCCCTCTGCACCCATAGCTGTGCCCATTCCAACGCCGCCAAAAATGACAGCCACCCAGTAGTAAGTAGTGGATTTGAGTTTCATTCTTTCGGGTCCTCCTCTGTGTAGACTTTGTCAAGGCAGTAAAAATCCTTGACCCACTTCATAAATCGTGCTCTTGAAATGTCCGGGCAGGCTCTTTTGCTCCCGACGGAAGGGACCGCCCACTCTGGGAAAAGTCCGGCCTGAATTTGCGCAGAGAGTACGTCATTCGTTTTCGGGATCTGATTATCCCTCAAAATCTTGCAGCATTCTGTTATCGTTATGCTCGGGTTCATCTTCTCTCTCCTCTCCCTTGGCTCTCAGAAGCCTTTTTGACCGGATGTGTTCCAGCCTTTCTGGCTGCCTTGCGTCCCAACTCTGCTCTAGCCAGCGCTTGTTGTAGTGCTTCTTCACGGCTCAGCCTCCACAAACTCGCCATTTTTGAGGGTATAGTAAACGTTTTCTCTGATGGCAGAACCATCCACGCGGGCCATTTTGGCACAGATCATGTGGCCGTCATCATCGTACTCGGTCAGCACCAGATAGCAGCCCAGTGCGCCGCACGCCTTACCGCAAGCACCGTTTACAACGGCAATGCAATCTTTTCCGTCTGCTTTTGCGCTGCAATAAGCCCCAGTGGCTGCCGCCGTGCTGGAATAGCCGCTGGACCCCGCCGTGCTGAAATCGCCGCTGGACCCCGCCGTGCTGAAATCGCCGCTGGAACCCGCCGTGCTGGAATTGCCGCTGGACCCCGCTGTGCTGAAATCGCCGCTGGAACCCGCCGTGCTGGAATAGCCGCTGGAACCCGCCGTGCTGTAATCGCCGCTGGACCCCGCCGTGCTGTAATCGCCGCTGGACCCCGCCGTGCTGAAATCGCCGCTGGAACCCGCCGTGCTGGAATTGCCGCTGGACCCCGCTGTGCTGAAATCGCCGCTGGAACCCGCCGTGCTGGAATTGCCGCTGGACCCCGCTGTGCTGAAATCGCCGCTGGAAAAAGGTTCTTTGCCCTTCACCCGATTAAAAACGGCATTCACCGTAGCTTTTACCAGCCCTGCAAAATTCACCTCACCTTTCACCGTCAGCTCAGTGCAGGCCAGTTTACTGTCCTCTCCGCTTTTATCCACGTTCCCGCCGCACTCGACCTCAAAAAAGCGCGGGCTATCCCTCAGCGGGTAGTAGTGCAGCACATCCAGCGGGTTCTCGCAGGCGTGCATTCCGGCATTGCAACAGTCCGCCTTGTCCTCATAGTAGGTCTTGCCCACCTCGTACTGCTTGCCACGGCACATCATGTTTTTGTCCATGGCCTTGTATGCGATGATCTTTTCACTCATGCTCATAACCTTCCTTATTTGTGTGTTTCTTCTGTGCAGGCATGGTCAGCGCCTCACTTCTTAGAGCTGCCAAAGCTGCCAAGGAGCCAGAGCGCGATCCAGGCCGCCGTTCCGGTGGCCCAGGTGAACGTCCAGTGCATCAATGCGCAGATGGCCCACACGGCGGCGCAGGTAACGCCCCACGAGATGCCCAGAAGAGCGGCAAACGCGATGATGATCGCCAGTGCTTCACCCATTGTTCCGCACCCCCTTTGCGGCGCTCTCAGCTGCCTGTGCCGCTGAGTCCGCGCACCACTTGCCCGCCGGGGCGGTCTTGCAAGGGTCTGCCGGGGCTGCTGCAGCTTCGTCCTCTTCCAGCAGCTGCTTCAAATCCTCCTGCATCCAGTGGTAAATGCTGGCCTTCTCCGAAGCGTTTTCCTCTTCTTTGGTAGGCGTCTTGCCGAGCATAGTGCGAAATGCACCTCCAGCGACATTAACCATAGCCTGCTGCTCCAACTCGTTGTACTTGCCGATAAGCTTACAAATTTTATCTCGCATCGTAAATTTCATAAAGATCCTCCTTGCATCAATGACACATAACAATGTTGGACGAATGAACCAGATAGGTCACACCGTCAATCACAACCTGAAGCTGGTCGCCTTCATAGTCGCACCAGCTTTCGACCTTGCCCGGCTGGCTGCCGGGTGGTTTCGACCATTGCCGGAGGTCATCATCAGGTGGGGTTATTCAGGGCGAGTATTCCACGCTTCAATAGTTCGTTGCCTTCCAAGTTCCCCGCGATGTTCATAAAAATCGCGGGTAAATGTGATATTGCATTTCGGACATCTAATCCGAATGCCCTCAGTATTAGATTCAGTGATGGTCGTATGCTCCTGCCCGCAGAAAGGGCACGGTTTCAGCGTTTCCTTTTTCATCGTTCACGCCTCCTTAAACACCTTCACGCCGTCCTGGTTGTGCTACCGGGCGGCAAGCTCCATCTGCTCCACGCTCTGCCTGCGCTCCACGCTTGGCAACATTCCCACGGCCTTGAGCTGCTCATAAATGAACCGCTGGCCCGCTTCCGTCCAAACGGTGGTGTTTGGCGTGGTGATCTTGCCACTGTTGTGCTCAAACGGACGGCCTTTGCGGTTTTTGGTGTAACCTTTGCCGCTATACTTTGCGTATAACACCCACTGCCCGTCGCTGTTCTTCCACTGGATTTTCAGCCCGTGCAGGATGCTGTTCAGCTTCTCGCCGCTCATGCCGTAATCCTTTGCAATGCTGGTAGCCGTCCGGCAGTTATCGCCAATGCACACGGCCCTGGCATACTCTGCATCTGGCTTCAGGTCGCTGTTCTCGGCCAAAAGTTGTTTGTTTACGGCCTTGAGCTGGTCGTTCTGCTTCTGGGCGATAAGCACCGCCCGGCGCATGACCGCTTCCGGGCTGTTCCACTGCGCCTCCACGGCCAAGAAATACTGCCGGGCCTGCTTGCCACGCTCGTTGCGCTGGATCATACACAGTTCCTTTGCCATCGGGATGGTCAGCTGGTGGTCATCGAGTGTTCGGCTGACTTTGCGTCCGCCTTCGTCCTGAACCCGCTCAATTTTGAGCGGGTTGAAATCCTCACCCTCGGTGAAGCCGTACTCCACCATGCGAGGAAACCAGTCCTTATAAGCCGTCTTGACCTGCAAAAACTCGTGCAGCTCCCGGCCGCTCACCGTGGGACGCTCCGGGTTTTCGTAGCTAACGGGGATGAGATTGTTTAATTCGCTCATGCCGTTTTGTCCTCCTTTTCCTTGATGATCTCGCTGACGGCAGTTTCCATCTTTTCCCTAATGCCGGGAGGGTTGCGCTTGCTGTTCAAAATCGGTGAACAGTAGCTTCTCGAAAATCCAAGATGCTTTGCTACGTCGTCTACTGTAATCTGGTTGTTGTGCATCAGGCCTACTAAACGGCCAGTCCACGGTTCGGGCTTAATCATGGCTTGTCACCCATTTCAAAAGCATCGCCACAATCCAGATTGCGGTGGCCACGCCGAAAGAGAACTGCCAACCGATGAGCATACAGATAAGCCACCAAAGGCCGGAAATGACGGCCCACGAAAAGCCAAAAGCAACGACAATGAGCGCAATCGATGCAAGCGCAAGCAGAAATGTTTCAAAATCAGGCATTTGCTTCCTCCTTTTTAAGTTGTATGGGTGCTGATGTTCAGTATTTTGCTGATGCTCTGCAAAATCCCGGGGGTCTCGATTTCTCCCGTCTTGACCTTGTGCAAATATGAACGGTCGAAATACCTACCCGTGTCCTCTTTGACCTGCTCAATCAACCAATCATTACGCTTGTCCATTTGAATCAGTGCAATCTCGATTTGCTTGCCAAATTCACAAAGAGGCTTCTTTTCTGTCATTTTTTCACCTCCAAACTATTGATTTTTACGCATAAGTGTAATATAATGAAATTGCTAGAAATCATGTATTACGCCATCGCGGTATGGTCTTAGTATAATACGCTTTCGCGTAAAATGCAAGCCTTTTTTAAGCGTTCGCGTAATTTCGGCGCAACTCACAATTTGAGGTCTGGAATTATGGCAAACCTGTACAACAATATCGAAAACCTTTGCAAAAAGCGCGGGGTCAACGTGACAACGATGTGCAGAGATTCCGGTGCAAGTCGTGGCTCTTTATCCGATTTGAAGTCTGGTAGAAAGCAGACATTGAAGTACGAGACGCTTGAAAAAATTGCAAATTATTTTGAGATAAGCGTTGAATCTTTGGTTTCTGGCAATGAAAGCCAAAAAGAAAAGCCCAACACCTTAGATGGCATTGAGCTTGAAAAATTGTCACCAGCCCGCCGGGCGCTACTGGAAGCGCTGGAGGGCATGGATGACGAAAACATTATGAAAATTGTTCGGATTGCTCAGGCAGTTAAAAAGGAGCTTCCAGAGTGAGCATACATCTTAATAAAAAAGAACTTGAACTGCTGAAAGCCATCGATCGGGAGTATCCCGGTGGCGTTGAACGGACAAAAGAACTGTTTCAAGACGCTACGGCGCTTGAAGAACTTGGCCTTGCAGATTCCGCATCGGTGAGCTATTGCAAGTCCGCGGTTTGGATCACGGAAAACGGCAGGCAGTATTTGCGAGAGAAAAATGCAAACCGGTTTTCTGGGCCGATGAAAATAGTCGGCGGTATTGTCACCTTGATTTTGATTCCGGTTCTGGTGAATCTGATTTCGGATTATGTATTACCAATACTTTTCAAATAAGAACCACTCAATCATCCATACGAAACGGTAAAAGATGTCCTCAACAAAAAAGCGACGGATTCGATGCTGTTTTTTGGGCTTGTACCATTTTCCGTCCTCGTCTTGCTTCAAAATGTTCAGTTTACAATACAGCATAAAACCTCCGAATGACTTCTTGAAGCTGGTTTTCGGATAACGGAAGAATCTCACTGATGGCAAGATGCACAAGCTTGTCGTGCGATTCTTTTTCTTCCATTGTATCACATTTTGCAAACATTGTGCTAGTTTCTTGCACTTTATTTTCCTCCTTTGGCATAGATCATTGATAATTTAGTTTTTCGGCAGCTGGTTGGCTGCCAATTTTTGTATATGTGAGGTGCTTATTATGGCAAATGCCTGTCCTGTCTGCGGCGGCAAGCTGGGCCTTCTGAACCGTGAGAAGAGCGCTGACGGCTTGATTTGCGCTAGTTGCAGCAACTTTTTCTTTTCAAAATTGGGCATCCGGGCTGCAAAGCAACCGACAGCTGCCCTAGCGGACTACTGGGCCACACTGGAACAGCGTCGGAAGGTGTTCAAAGAAACCGATTCCATCTATGATGGTGACGCACTCTTTGTGTCGATTGACAAACCAAACCGGCTGTTTTGCATTGGACACCGCAGTGGTGATAAAGGCCCTCGCCTGATCTACAGCTTTGATGAAGTCGCCGGTTATGAATCTGACGTGCCTGACGATCTGACGGTGACAGAGACAAAGGGCGGCATTGGCCGGGCCGTAATCGGTGCAACTGTTGCCGGTCCTGTGGGTGCAATCGTGGGCGCTGCCACTGCCAAAACAGAGACCCGCAAGGGTCGCAGTAAAGAGAGCGTATCTATTCACTTTGCGCTTCCACTGGGCGAAAGCAACTTGCCGACAACGGTTTATCCAGGCGGAATGACTGCGTTTCTCAAGAGTTGCAAAGGCTCTCCAGAACAGCCGTGGGGCACCGCTCCGGCTGCCCCCAGCTCCGCCGATGAACTTTTGAAGTTTAAGCAGCTACTGGATATGGGGGCCATCACGGAAGCGGAGTACAACGCAAAGAAATCTCAGTTGCTTGGCCTGTAAACCTGTTCACAACCATATTATAAAACAGCTGGTTGTTGACGTCAATCCCCATTCGAGCACTGTTTTTAGCGAAAAAATCCACAAAAAAATGCGTATTTGCAAGATGTGCTCGGCATGCACGAGAAATGTGCAAAAAATGCACGTTGCTATTCGCGGTTGCAAGGCTGCTGCAAATTTTGCAACAGGTCGGCGGCCAGCGCCCCGCCGGGCGTACCGGCTGCGTTACGCAAGGCTTGCACCTCCGGCAGGGCCTTATCTTGAATGTAAGCGCGAGCAAGGCGCTGCTGCTCCGGGGTCATATCCAAATAGCAGGCCAGAAGGGCACGGGCATGGGTGCGAAAGTGTGACAGCTTTTTCATAACTCATTCCTCCCAGGGCGCAGGGGTGCGTTCGGTGCCGGTCAGGATGCTGGCGGGCATTCCGTCGATGATGGTCGTTTCGGTTCCTTTACCGTTTCTTTGCTCAAAATCCATTTTGTTTTCCCCTTTCTTTTGTGCATATTTATGTCTTATGTTCCAAATTTTACCATGCGCCGTTGGAAAACAAAATACGGATATTTTTTGTCGAATGGCGCAGATTTTTTCTGCGCCATTTTCTGTTAAAACCACGTTGGTTTCATGGGGGTGAAAGTATGAGTTATTTTACGGCGACCCAGATCGGGAAAGCGCTTGCAAAGGCCCGGGTATCTGCCGGCCTGAGCCAAGTGGAGATCGCAAGACGCATCGAAAAGGGTGAGCGGACGGTGCAGAGCTGGGAAAAAGGCTGCACCAGCCCGGACAGCGACGAGATCATGGACTGGTGCACGGCGTGTGGGGTGTCGCCCATCACGGTGTTCATGGAGATGACCCACCCGGATCTGTACAAAGTGCCGGATGACGGCAAGGCGGACGATGAGCTAAACGCGGAGTTGCGCCGTATCGTGGTAAAACTGCCGCCGCTGACAAAAAGGCTGCTTCTCTTCATACTGAAAGGCAGTCACGGCAGCAGCCCGCCTGCTGTCATATCGGAGATAGCTGCAAATTTGCACTGCCCGCTCAATAACCGGGTCAGCATATGCGGAACAATCATCGACCAATACAACTTTGCCCAGAGCATGGGATTAGACCCATGCCCGGACGCTCCGCACCCTCCCATTGACGACCTGAAGATCAACTACAAGGCCGGAAGGGCCGCTGCCGAAAATGGCGCCTTCGGATATATCGGGCAGAAAAAGGAGTAAGCCATGAAATGCGTGAGGCCATGCTGCCGGAAAGAGATCCCGGATGGTGCTTCTTTTTGTCCGTGGTGCGGGAAGAAGCAGCCGGAAGCCGCCCCGCAGCAAAGAAAAAAGCGCCGCCGTCCTAAGGGCAGCGGCAGCGTGTATAAACTGAGCGGAGCGCGGGCAAGACCGTATGTTGCGCTTACAGCCAAAAGGGACGTTCTGGGGACGTTTGAAACGGCAGGCGAAGCTGTAAAAGCATTAGACGCTTACAACGCTCAGAACACGCCCGCAGCGCGTCTGAAGTGCACTTTTGCGGATGCCTATGCGCAATGGAGAATGCAGCCAAAGTTTGAAAAACTCAGCACGGACATGCAAAAAGGGTACGAGCTGGCCTATGCAAAGGCTGCGCCGCTATACGACCGACAATTGCGGGACTTGAAAGCGGCAGATTATCAACAGGTCATCGACGCAATGGTGGAAAAGGGACTTTCCCGAAGCTCCTGCGAAAAGCAGCGCACACTTTTCAGCCAGATCTGCGAGTGGGCAATGGCGCAGGACATCATAAACAAAAATTACGCCATGCTGCTGCAGCTCCCGGCGGCTACAGGAAAAGCAGAGCGCACCCTGACTGCAGCCGAGATAGAGCAGATCAACATCTACCAGAATGACCCAAAATTCGGGCAGACGGCTCAGATCGCCATGGTGCTGCTGTACACCGGTATGCGCATTGACGAGCTGCTTTCTATGCGCTGCGAGGATGTGCACCTGAAAGAGCGGTACATGCAGGGCGGTGAAAAGACAGAAGCAGGCAAGAACCGCATCATCCCCATCCTTGAGCCCATTTACAAGATCATTGCCTTTTGGATGCTTGACAGTGGTTGTGAGTGGTTGATTCCATCCAAGGCCGGCACAAAGCTGGACAAGCGCAACGTAGCTACAAAGTTCCGGGCTTTGATGCAGGAGTGCCACATAGAGGGGGTGCATCCACACACGCTGCGCCATACAGCCAGCAGCAAGATGGTGGAGTGTGGTCTGGAAAAGACCGCCGTGCAGGCCATCTTGGGCCACAAAAATTTCTCCACCACGGCCAACAAGTACGTGTCCCACAACGATCCATCCTATTTGTTGCAGGAAATGCAGAAGATGAAGTACTGATTTGTTAGACTGTTTGTTATATTATAACGTTCATTCAAGAGATTTCAAGGCATTTCAAGCAAAAAGAAAAACGCACGGACGATTCTTTTTCATCGTTCGTGCGTTTATTTTTGGAGCTGGTGACAGGAGTTGAACCTGCAACCCACTGATTACAAATCAAGTTTATTTAACGTATTGATGTAAATAATTATCGATTTGTTTGATTGTTGTTAGATTATACGCATCGTGCCAAAACGCTGAAGCTTATGTAAAAATAGCACATTCTATGTCTTTTTACAAGTCACTTATCTTCCGCATTACTAGCTCATACTCTTTCGGGTACACCAGCTTTATTGCCTTCATGTGCTCGTCAAGCACCTGCATCAGACCGCCAAAAGGAACAGAGCTGGCAGCCGCCACAAAGTCGCTTTGCGGTTCCGCTGCCGTGGAGTAAGCCGCCGCATAAGTCGCTGATGGCAGTGCCTGGATCTGCGTTTTAGGTGCGTGTGCTTCTTCCAGCTCGTCCCGCACAGTGCAGAGGGCGGCAAGCTTTTCCACGCTCTGCCAGTCCGTCGAACCGCATTTCAGCTTGTGAATATGGGTGTTGATCTCGTCAATGTCCATGCCTGCCGCCCCCTTTCTTATGCGTTCCGCAGGATGTCGGCTGCCCGTTTGTATGCGTCACGCTCGGTGCCGGTCGCGTCCTGCATCATGTTTTCGATGTCAGAGATCATACGCTCTCTGCCATCGCCGCGCGAGTAGTGCCCGCGCACATAATGCCGGCCGCGGTTTGCGTAGCTGTTGCCACGGTTGTAGTTTTCGGTGCGCCCATAGTTTCCGCGCATGTCAGCTTCCCACTCGCCCGCACGGCTGTACTCGCCGCCCTCACAGTAATCCTCGATGCGGTGGATGTCCAGAATGATGTCCACGATCTCGCCGATCATCTCAACATCGCCAGGGGAACGGTTCTTTTTGTCGGTCAGCTCCATGAGCTCGTCGCACATTTCATCTTTCAGATGGTTCAGTTTATCCAGCATGGCTTTATCTCCTTTCTTATGCTACCCGCTCAACAATCAGGTTGCTGTTTGCAATGCTGACCGCCTGCGCGCTGGTGTTCTTAACTGCCACAGTTACGCAGCAGCCGCGCGGCACCTCGATGAACGCTGCCACAAAAACATTGAAGTAGTTTTCGACTGCAGCAGGTGTGACAATGGCGGTCGCGCTATTGAGTGCCTCACCGCCGACAGCCAACGCCACGGAAACGGGCCCCACGGTGCCGCCGGTGGGAATGGCGATATTGCCGCCAAAGCTTACCTTGAAGCGGGCCCGGCACTGCCCGCTTGTCAGGCCGCGCAGCGTCACAAGGCCGCTGCCAGCACGGTGCACAATGCACGCAGGCGCTTTCGCCGCAGTCTCGGTGAGGGGAAGGTTCTGCCCTGCCGCTACAGTCTGGGTCGCAACAGATGTAAATTCAGCCATTTTATCGGCTCCTTTCATAATAAAAACGCCGGGACTGCTGCCCCGGCGCTCTGGTTTGCAAAATCAGCTCAGGGGCTGAACATTTTGATGTGGGCATTTCCATTTTGGAAACAACCACTCAAAAAGCTGTCGTGATTCGGTTATGCGCAGTTGCCGCAGCCGGTCCCACAGCCATAGTAAATGGCGTTGGGGTTGGGCACCTGATAGGCAGGCACGGGAGCTTTCTGCTGCAAAGTCCCGATGATCTGGTTGGTCTGCGCGTTCATCGCGGTGGTCAGGAACGCGCTCTGGCGATCCTGAGAAGCAGCCCGGCGCAGCTCGTTGTTCTCGCTCTGCAGGGTGGCGATCTTATCATTGGTCAGGAAGTCGAGCACCGCGCGGGTGTTGCTGTTCTGATTCTCGATGATGTCCCGGGTGTTGTTGTTCATGGTGTTCTGCGTTGCGCAGAAGCCCTGCTGCATCTGGTTCCGGGTGTCGCATTCCTGGGTGGCAATGTTGTAGTTAACGCCCTGGATCGCGGTCTGGGTCTTGCAGCAGCAGTCTGCCAGCTGTGTAGCCAGAGCATTCTGACCCTGCATCAGCGCAACGTTGGTGCTGTTGAAGCCCTGCTGCATGGCGTTGGTGACACCGTTCAGGCCCTGCTGCACGCCGTTGAAGCCCTGAAGCATCCCGGTGTTCATGGCATAGAAGCCATCACACAGGCCGCTTTCCAGCCCGTTCAGCTTGTTCATGACGCTCTGGTTGTCGAAGCCGCGCTGCAGGTCTGCCTGGGTCACTGCGCTGGTCATATAAGGCGAAGCACTGCCCATGCCGCCGCCCCAGCCAAAGCCGCCCATGCCGCCCCAGCCGAACATGCCGAAAATCAGGAAGAGGACAATCCAACCCATCCAGTCGCCGCCCCAGCCGTTGAATCCGTTGCTGTAACCGTTGGCGGGCTGTACCGGCATGGTCAGAACCGTGCTATCAGAAGAAAGAGACATAGTTTTACTCCTTTACGTTAGATTTTGAAATTTATTCTAAATGCGGCCGCATTTCAGAATCCAAACATGTTTTTCATGCCGTTGAGCATCGGCGCGATCTGCTGTGCCCGCTGCTGAATGGCGTTGAGCTGCTGTTGTGAGAGCTGGCCGGAGGTAAGCATCTGGTTTATCATCTCCTGCGGGTTCTTGCCCTGCATCTGGCCCATAAACTGTTGAAACTGCCCGCCAATAGGGTTCTGGGTCTGCCGGCCCATCGAATTAAACAAGCTGCTGCCCATCGTTTAGCCCTCCTTTTCCGGCTCTGGTGCTTCCTGCTTCTCCAACGCCGCCAGCTTTGCCGCCAGCGCGTCGAACTCCTTGCGGGTGACATACTCCCCGCCTGCGGCTTGCGTGGCAGCGATCGACGCTTTGGGGCCGCTGGTGCGTTCTTTGTAGTCGTAGATGCGGAGAGGAAACGGCCTGCCGTCCTGCCCCACTTCTTTGATGTAAAAGGTATCGGAATCGGCATCCAGTAAAAGCACCCGGCTTCCGTTGGCGACCAAATAGCCACGAGCCGCTGCTTCGCCTTGCACCCAGATAAAGCCACTGTCAGTCGGCGCGGCCTGTGCCTGCATTGTCGGCATCATGACAGGCTGGGGCTGGTACTGTGCCGCCCGGAGCGTTTCAAGCTGGCCTTGTGGCTGTTGCGGGTAATACACTTGCGGGTATCCGTTATAGATCGGCATCGTTCTCCTCCTTGTACCAGTAGTAGATCGGGCATTCTGCGCCACTGTCCCAGCTGTCCCACCACGCGCCGTCGATCACGGCCAGAACGTGCCCAGAACAGCCAAGCACATACACGCCGCGCGGATACTCCCGGGCAAAATCTGCCACGGTGTAACAGGTGGTGCAGTCTGCTTCCACCATGCGGCGCTTGAACCCGCGTTTTTGGAGGTATGCGCCCCATGTGCGGTTGGCGCTGGGCATATCCCCGATGGCGTATCCGGTGAGCGCAAGGCTGATATACGCCTGCTCCCAGCTCCGGCCGGTGGCCGCCGCTACCGCCCGCACGGTGCAGTCTCCAACGCTGCTCCCGTGGGGATTTGGGTTGAACCTGTGCCACATGGTGCACCCCCTCCCTTTGCGTCCATAGTACCTTTTCTGCCAAATCCGTGCGTCAAACGAACGTCAAACGAAGGTCAAACGAACGCCAAAAAGAAAAAGCGCCCACACGGCATTACACCGCGTGAGCGCTTAATTTTTTACTGTGTTTTACTCTCTTTTTGTTTTGAGAAATTCAATATAATGGCGAACCTCTTTTATTTCGTCATCCGTGAGGCCTTCAAATGCTTTCATCAAAGAAGCGATTGTAGCGTACTCTTCAACACTTTTCTGGCTTTTTCCATCCAAAAGGGATTCAACCGGAACATCAAAATAAGCTGCGATTTTCACAAGAACATGATTTCTAGGGGTGGAGCCGTTTTTCCAGTTAAAAACCGCCCCCGAAGAAAGACCGAGTTCTTTAGCTACTGCGCTGGGGGATTTTCCAACTTTGGCGCACAAATCAAGATATTTGTCCCAAAACACACAAATTCACTCCCTTCTTTTTGTACAAGGTGACGTTCTTTCTATTTTTTACTTATTTTTATTTACAAATGAGATTTTGTGACATATAATAACATTGTTGCAAGCAGTTATACACAAAAGTCAATAGAAAAGTCACCCTATAATAATCCTCGCACCTTTATTATAGGTATATTTTCTCTGCTTGTCAATAACAAAATCTAAGATTTTCAAAGAGGAAGTGACAATTTTGAAGATTCTATTATTGCGTATGCGTGCAGGATTGACGCAACAAGAAGTAGCAAACAGGCTTGATGTCAATCCGTCCACTGTCACGCATTGGGAAAAAGGCAGAAATTTTCCCGCCGTATCGCGTTTGCCAAAGCTGGCAGAGCTGTACGGATGCACCATTGACGAGCTGTTAGAATGCAAGAAAGAGAAAGAAGGCCTATAATATGAATCGTTATCCCGAAACCTTTGAAAGTTTTTGTGCCTCGGCTGGGGTGAAAGAACCCGATTCCCTGCCAGACAGCATGAAGGACATCATCAACGCAATGTGTGACCTTATCAACATCGCTTACGACGACGGCGTAGAAGCTGGCAAAAAGGCGGTGACTGTATGAACGAGTTGCAGATTTTCAATAACCCTGACTTTGGTAGCATCCGTACTCTGGTTGAGGATAATGGAAAGGTGCTCTTTTGTGCCGCCGATGTAGCAAAAGCGCTTGGCTACGCAAAACCTCAGAACGCAATCGCCACTCACTGCAAGGGGGCCCTGAAACGGGGCATCCTTACCAACGGCGGAGAGCAGGAAATGAATTTTATTCCAGAAGGCGATGTTATTCGCCTTATCACCCACAGTAAGCTCCCCAACGCTGAGAAGTTTGAAAGTTGGGCGTTTGACGAAGTGCTTCCGCAGGTGTTGCGTACTGGCAACTACTCTGTCAAGCCCGAAACTCCTGAACTCACTCTTTCCAAAGCGCTGGTTATGGCGCAAGGCATCATTGCGAGGGAACAGGAGCGCTCTAAGCAACTTGAAAAAGAAAATGCCAAGCTCAAGCCAGCTGCCGAGTACGCCCATAATATGCTTTTGAGTGATGAAACGCTCACCGTGACGCAGATTGCGCTCAACTTTGGCATGACCGCAAACAAGCTCAACAAACTGCTGGAAGAATGGGGCATCCAGAAGAAGGTCAACAAACAGTGGATACCAAAGAGAAAGTACATCGACAAGGGTTATACAGTGAGTATTCCTGTTGAGGTAGGCAACGGCGAGACCAAAGAGAACACCCGTTGGAACCGCATAGGGCAAGCATTTATCTACAAGCAGATGCACGACCATGGCTATTTGACCGTGAAAGAACAGGCAGAGCAGAAAGCGAAGGAACGCAAGGTACTTGCCGCCCCTGCTGAACAGACCGCATAAAAAATACCCCCGATGCTCCAAAAACGGAACACCGGGGGTTTGCTTTACTCAAAAACTTTTGCAATGCCGTCCAGCCGGGCCGAAACCGACTGGCGGCAGTAGTGGACCTGCGCTGCAATGTCCGGCAGCGGAAGCCGCTCAACGTACCGCAGTAAAGCTATCTTACGGTCTACCCTCCCAAGCGGTGCGCTTTTAATGGCGGCGGTCATCTGCTGTCGGTTAAGCCCTTGCAGGCACAGTGGCAGCACTACACGAGCCGCCGCCACAGGCAGCACCGAGCCAGAAGGGCTGCGGCAGCTGTCCGGCGTTGCGCACCATAGCGGTGACGGCACCGAGATGGTATGTTTTCGTGAGGTCGCGAAAACGTCCACAGACCATTTTCGTGACGTGCCGAAATTGCTCTTGTGCGGCGTACATTTTGTTAACGTCAACAAAATGGTGACGTTTTGTCACCATTTTGCCGGTGATGGCAAAATGGTCGTATGTAGTGCTGCTCATGGTGTTACTCCTCACTTCCCGATCGCGGGCTTTTTCTCTGCCAGTGCCTTCTTCATCAGGCCGACGGCTTTTTCAATCACGCTGTCCAGCACTTCATCCGTGATGAAAGGCTTCAGCCAGTCCGGCAGTGCGCCGCGCAGCGCAGAAAAGACCTGTGCCTTTTTCTTTGCGCCCTGACCGCTACCCATGATGCTGTCCTCGGCGATGGTCACGAGCTCCAGCGCCCAGTCCTTGACGTACTGCTTGTAGCCAAGCCGGATGGCACCCACTGCCAGCGCGGCAAAGCCAATGACCATCAGCACCAGTGCGATGGGTGCGGGGATAAAGTTAAAGATTGCTTCCATGTGTTATGCTCCTTTCTCTAGGTCAGAAATACGGTGGTTTGCCACCTTGATTTGTTCTTCCATCACCGGGATGCGCTGGGCAAAATTGTTGTGCATCCGCACCTCCCGGGTCAGTTCTTCCAATTTTGTGTCCATGATAGCCTGCTGTTTTTCCAGCTTGGCATCCATGTCCTTTGCCGCCCTGTTGTTGGCGTAGATGGTACCCAAAAGCCCCAGAACACCGGTAATAAACGCTACGATGATTGCCTCGCTCATGCGCCCTCCCGGAGACGGGTCAGACCCTTCTTGCGGATGATTTTCGGATAGTTGAGGGTGGTGACGTTGAGGTCTACGTTGCCCGTGATGCCCGGCACGCTGCCCTTGCTGGTGTGCTGGTGAGCGTTGTAGTTAAACGTCACGTTAGGCGTTTTGCCGGTGTAGTCGGCAAGCCATACGTCCCACCGAGAGGACAGCCGAGCCATGTCCAACTCGTACTTGTAACCGGTGTAGGTGTACAGTTGGGCGTAAAAACCCATCTGCTCCACCTCGTGCAGAGCATAGGCGGTCAGGTCGGTCAGGTTCTGCTTGCCCAGACTGACAAGCTTGTTGTCCTCCACGTCCACAACCACAGGCATGGTCAGCTCCTTTCCGTAGACTGCTTGACGCAGCAGGGAGAGTTCTGCGTTGACCATGTTCTTGTTGGTGGCGTAGGTGTAGTAGTACACGCCCACGTCCAGCCCGGCAGCCCGGGCGTTGCGATAGTTGGTCTCAAAGGTGGGATCAATATACAGGCCGTCTGCCCGCTTGGAGAGCTTTTTGTTGGTGGATACCGTCTTGAGCATGGCCCCCTTGTAACCCGCCGCCGCCACCTGTTTCCAGTCAATGGTGCCTTGATACCGGCTCACGTCAATGTATCGGTAGGGCGGGTCGCCCTCCCATCCGGTAACGGCCTCCTCAACGGGAGTCTCTCTGGGCGTTTCCGGAGCAGGGCTTTCGCTGTCCCCGCCGAAGAGTACCTTCACCAGACCCGCCAGAAATTCCAAAAGTTTTTCCATTTTGATTTTCCTTCACCCCTTAATCTGCATTTTTGGCATCCACAGCCGCGAGCTTTGCCCAGTCGATGATGCCCTGATGGCGGCTCACGTCCATGATGGTCTTTTCCATCGCTTACTCCTTTACTTCTCCAGCTCTGCCTTGATGGCTTCCAGATCGTCCGTGGTCAGAGACGGGTAGTCGGCGGCGATGTCTTCAAAGACTTCACCGGCGGCAATGCGGATTTTGAAAGCGCGGGTCATAATGCGAAGTTTGAGTGCGTTCAGGGTTTTCATAAAAATCATCCTCCAATCAAATCAGCCATCATAAGTACAAGGTCGTCATTTGCCGCTTCCAAAGAAGTGAACCGTTTTTCCGCGTTGACTTTCGCAGCTTCGTCTTCCGGGATTTCCCTCAAGATAAATTGCCACGTCCCGTCCGGGGTGTCAGTGGGCTGCATGATCTGCACAAGCTCTGCATTGTGCAGGGTGTATGGGTAAGCACAGTCGGTCATATCGCCGTCGCTGGCAGAGATATGCACCTCAGACAGGTTGCCATCAAACATTTCCGGGGTGATCTCTGCGGGAGAGTGGAACGTATTCGCACCGGGGTTCAGGGCCAGGTTTTCGAGATTTGTCCCATCAGCAAAGGCAATGGTGTATGTTTTCATCTTTTTGCTCCTTTCCCCTTATCAGCAGATACCGACGACAGGACGAACGCCAAGGACGATGCTGGCAGGGCTGCAGTGCGCAGTGCTGAAGCTGTGGACATGCGCGAAACCGGTCACCGAGACCACGTCGCGCAGCCAGTACCAGTTACGGTTACAGATCATCCACGGCTCGTAGCGGAACAGGGACAGTTGGCTCTTGTCGATGGTGTAGTTACGGCAGGCGCTCCACGGGTTAGTGCCGTCCGGCATGGGGCTGAACTGTCTGCCGCCATAAACCATGTTCTCGTTCATCAGGTCAACGGTCGAATCGTACCAGTCCGTGCCAGTTGGTGCGCCGTTGGTGACAGCGTTCACCAGATATTCACGGTGGTTCAGAATGTGCGCGAAGCCAAACGCAGCAGTGACCATCTGCTTTGCCTGCGTCAGGCCGTTCTTGTACAGGTCAGAGCCAACATAGCCGCCCTCGGTCGTGTTGGTCGGATTGAACTTGTAGGTGTACAGGTTATTTCGGGGGAACGCGGCAACATGGGGCTTCGTGCAATTCGTATCACCAGTGTTATACCAAAACTTGAAATCGCCGATAACCCAGTCCACGCCATCCACCGTCCAGTAGTCGCCGAGGAACAGCTCGTTGTACTTGTCACTTGCTATCATCTCGAAATGCTCCGTGGTGGGCGCACCGAGGCTGCGGTCACGGGGCGGCATGGCATTGCGGTTCCCTGCATTGTTCGCATAGCCAAGAGCGGTCAGACTGCCGGGGAGAATCAGCGGCCCAGTCATGGTACCGCCGGAGAGGGAGAGCTTTCCCGCCAGCGCATCACCGGTCGCTTTTGCATCGGCGGGGGCACCGTCAATGGACAGCGTCTTATCGGTGCTTACGGTGGCGGCGGCACGATCGGCGGCATCTTCTGCTTTTTCCCGGTCAGCTTTAGCTTGTTTTGCCTGCCGGGTCGCTTCATCCGCCTTTGCGGTCGAAGTGCTTGCGGCAGACTGTGCGGTGGCTGCGCTGGACGTTGCCAGCGCAGCCTGCTTTTCGCACGCCTCAGAAATCTTTGCAACGTGCTCCATGCCCTGTGCGATGTCCTCACGGACTTCCACGCCGCGCTCAGCCTTACGGATTCCCGCGATTGCTTCATCAAAAGTTTTATCCATAAAACATCTCCTGTCTCATTAGCCTGACATGTACCCTTTGAGCGATCGACTCAAATCGTAAGCATCGGACGCTTTGCGTGCACTCAAAGCCTGCAGGTCGCTGATGCTGGAAAACTCAGTGCCAAATGTAAACTCCTTTTTATCCGGAGAATCCAACGGCTCAACAAGCTTGGAACACAGCAACCAGGTATCTACACCATGCGGTGCAGAGAAAATGTGCGTTTGCTTTCCAAGTGCAATACGGCTGACATCAATATCAGCGTCTTTCAGATCGACCGCTTTGACCGTCATTCCGTTCAGATAGCGCAGATTTTTGGCAAGTTCTTTCTCTGCCGCATCCAGCAAAGACTGCGGCGTGCTTTCGATGCCTTCAATAAAGATCACTTTTGTGATGATGCCAAAAAGCTTTTGCGCAGCCAGATCGTTTGCGGTTTCTGTAATGGTTTCTCCCCACGAAAAAACAAGCCATGTTTTCTTTATGGCACCTACCGCGATCACCCGCGTGTAGATATCCTCTGCTTTGACGTAGTTGGTCAAATCCAGCAGGTTTGTTCCAAAAGCCACCGTCTGGCTGTTTTTATCGGTGATCGACTGCAGATAGTCCAGATACCGGCGCGGTTTTCCGTCATGATCTTCTGCATGGCGCAGCACCAGATATCCGCCGTACTTTTCCGCCAGCTCACTCTGCAAGATGTTCCATGTGACTCCGTAGTTTTTTCCATCGCCAAAGCTGTATGTAGGTTCCTTGACATCAAACGAAAAGCGGGGATCCGTCTTGCCGTTGATAGCAAGGCTGTATTTCCCGTTTTGCTCGGTGATCTTAAAGGTCTTGGATTCAGATGCCCGCTCAATGTTATAAATGGAGTACGTGCCAAAATTCTTGTTGCAAGTACCGCAGACGATTCCAGCTGTTTGCACTTCGACCGTTGCATCGTACGTTTTGCCCTTTACATAGGCTTCAAACAGACGCACGCGGAAATTGTTGCTTCCAATCCGTGAAATAGTGCGACCGTTCGCAATGTGCTCTTCACCGATTTTCCAACTCAGGCAGGAAGCTTTGTTGATCTCTGTTTCCTCATAGAAAATATTCGTCTTTCCATCCACGGGGTCTACAATTCCCCAATGGTAAATGTAATCTCCATCATTAGAATCGTAACTGTAACCCACTTGCACGACTTTGATGCCGTCTACATAGGGCACGATCATGGGAATGTCCATCTCGACTTTTCCGGGAGTAAACGCCTTGTAAGCGTCAACCTGCGCGTTGTGGTTATCGCAGATCCATTCCAGAAATTGCGAAAAGCTCACATTTTTTGCAGCGTACGGCGCAATGCCGCTGTCATTCAGATACGCAAGCTCCCCTTCGCATTGGATTTTCTGACGCATCAAAAAATCCTGTTCATGGCTCATAGGACGGCCCTGCCAGATGGAAACGCCGTCCTGTTCCACCTCTACCGTAGTGCGCAGCTTTTGCAGCGCAGAGTGTGCCACATTGCCCAGCGGCATGGTAAACTCAAAAGAGCCGGCTTTACCCACTTCGCGGGTCAGCGTGGGGCTGATGAGCTTTTTCGTGTCGGTAATATCGCTGATATCGTGGATACAGACCTTAGTTTCCCATGTGTCTACATCCGTCTGCACACCAGCATAAACTTTGTAGCTCATAGGCTTGCCCCCAAATACTTGATGCTGATGCTGCAGTCTGCCGATGCAGCAAAAACGAGGGTGCCCACCACGCCATCCGGCATAGTAAGCCCCTCGATATACTGCCAGTCGGTGGACTTGGCCAGAATGCCCACCTCAAAGCCATTGAGGGACACCGCAATGTCAGCCGCGTCCTCGCTGCGCTTGAAGTAGATACCGGCCGCACGGGGCGCACCGGTTATGGACACTTGAACGTCCTCGTTTGCCTTGAGCGGGATATCCGTGTAGTTGCGCACAATATCATACTCAAAGTTGAAATCGTCCCACAGCCAGTCGTTGGTGCCGTCGTAGACGCTGCGCTTGAAGGGGTTGCAGGTGCCGGTGATGGTAAAGGTGCTGGAAAGCCGGTCGCGGGAGGGTGTGACTTTCCAAAGCCCTTCCCAGTACCACGCCGGGTCTTCATCAAAGCGGCACTGTAGCCACTTGCCATGAATGGCATTGGCAATGGTGCTTTCAATGTAGGGCCACTTGCTTTTTGGCGCGTTGCAGAGCAGCTCCATGGTGATGGTGCGCTTTTTATAGTGCACCTTGCCGTCGTCCCATGTGGTCAGATTCAGCAGCGAATCAGCGCCGGTGACCTGCACAAGGTATTCTTCCGGTTCTGCCGCGCCGATTTTAGGGCTGCCTACCTTGAGGTACAGCCCCCAATCTTTCAGGGTGTGAAAATTGCCGATTTTTGCGCCCAGAAGTTTTGCCATTACACACCCCTCGCTTTCCGTGTCACCGTCACGCCGATGCGTGCATCGACGCTGGTCGCCATGCGGGGCGACAGCACACCCACTAGCTCACCGGAGTCCATGACCACCTGACCCTTGCCGATGTCTGGCAGATGCTCGTCCAGCATCCCCTCGATGCGTTCCAGAATGCTGGTCTGCCGGTCAACAATGGACTGCTGGCCGGTGACGCGGTACTGCAGGGCCGCACGGGTGGAAAAGGTGCCCAGGCTGTCATACGTGCCGGTTTTGTCAAAGGGGCTCTGGTAGTGGCTGACAGGCTTCTGATTATTCTTCTTGTCCATCCACATGGCAAGGCCAATGCCGCCAGCGACAGCGCCCACGCCCAGGATCAGGGCAAGAATAGGATTTGCTGCAACGAAAGACACAATAGTGCCCAGCGCAGACGTGATGCCACCAGCCATGCCGGAAAAGCTCTGCACGATGCTGCCTAGTGCTCCGCCCACGCCGCCGGACTTTGCAAGACCGTCGATGATCTCGCCAAAAGCCTTGACCGAATTGGTCACACCGTCGATATCGGATTTTACCCCGCCGTCAGAAAAAAGCTTCTGGAAGATATCGAATGCCTTTCCGATGCCGCCGCTAAAGTAGCCCTCATTGACCGCGGCCGCCGCGTCCGCAAGCCACTTAGAGATCACGTCACGCTGCCCCTGCGACACCTCGCCCCAGATCAGATTAACAAAATCCAGCCCAAGACTTGCCCAGTCACCGTTTTTGGCATCACTAAAGGCGCTTTTTACCAGCCCAAAAATGCCCTTATCCAGCTGGCCGGAAGCCTCGCTCAGCTGCTGGTCAATGCGGCTCTGGGTGCCCTTTACGCTCTTGTCGATAAGAGTAGAGGTTTCCGTCACCTTGTCTTGAATGCCGTCGATGTAGGTGATGATCTTCTCGTAGGTCTCCGCGCCGTTCTTGCCGACGCGCTGGCCGGTCTCTGTGACGGTCTTCTTGATATGCTCACTGCCGTCCGCGTACTTCTCCACCGCCTGCTGCACCTTTGTTGTGATGCCGTTAAAGGTGGTTTCCGAGACGTTGGTAAAGGTGCCCAACAGCGTTTTAGACATGTCGTCATAGGTCTTTGTGACCTTTGTGACGGTGCCGTTGACTTTGGTCTCGACCTGCTTAAAGGTCGTGGCAACACCGTTCACCATCTCCTTGCCGGTCGTGGTGGTGGTCTCGGTGATGCGGTCTTTGATCTTGCCGGAGCTGTCCTTGACCTTTTCGGTAAGGGTCTGGATGCTGGTGGTCACAGTGCCCAGCGCATTCTGCGCGGTGGTGGTAGCCGTGCTGGAGATGGACGAAATGACCGTTTCGGTGGTGGACTTGGAGCCGGAACCGGATTTTTTTCCGGTGGAGCCGGAAGGGCTTGTGGTGATGGAGCTGCCGCCGTTTCCAGCTGCTGCCGCCAGCTCCGCCTGACGTTCAGACCAGCTTTTGTTGCTGATGCCAACGCCTTTTAAGGCGTTTTGCCGCAACCTGTTACGGTTGCTCTGCCGGTTATTTGCATCCGCGTACTCTTCGTAAGTATCAAAGTCAGCCGTGGCTGCTTTTCCGAGAAAACGGTTGAGCTTATAGCTCAGCTGATCCAGCCATGTGGTGGCTTTGCCTGCGAAGTCCTTGAGAGCGTTTTTTGCCGTGTTGATAGGCTCTGTTAAGCCGGTAATCGCGCCTGCGAGACCAATCCAGCCGTCCGTTTTGTAGGCTTCTTGCGCTTTTACGGTCAGATCATTCAGATTGCCGATTACAACGCCGACTCCGCTGGATAAATCGCCGGTCAGCAATCCCGCCAGCTGGCTCACGTTGTCCTTCAGGGTAGACACGCGGCCATTCATGGTCTGGCTCTGGGTGTCCATGCTGTTGTAGTAACGCCCGCCCTCTTCGGATGCGGCCTGCAGGGCCTGCGTCAGCAGATCATAACTGATGGTCATGTTCTGCACTTCGGTGGTGGACTTGCCTGTGTAGTCGGCCAGAATTCCGTATACGTCGATGCCGGCATAAGCAAACTGCTTGATATCGGCCGCTGTAGCCTTGCCGGTGTTGGCGATCTGCTGCAGGTTCTGGGACATGCGGTTCAACTCGTCGTTGCCGCCACCGGTCGCAGAGACTGCGTCGCCCAGTGCCATGATGGTATTGCGCGCATAGGAAGCGTTCTCGCCCGCAGAGATCAGGTACTGGTTGGCCTGTGTCAGGCTCGCCACGTCAAAGGGGGTTTTTGCCGCGTCTTCCTGGATCTGGCTCATGACCTGCTGCGCCGCTTCCGCGCTGCCCAGCATATTGGTAAAGCCGGTGGTGTATTTCTCGATCTGGGCGTTGTACTCGATGCCGGAAGAGATGAGCCCCTCTGCGGCACTGAGTGCAGCGGAGCCGAGCTTCGAGAAAACGTTCGCCATGACCGTGCCCTGTGTAATGGCGCTGGCCAGAGACTTACCGGATGCCTTATCCGTGGAGTTTGCAAAGCCCTCCATGCCGTTGTTTGCAGCTTTCAGCGCGGTCGTGGTTGCCCTGAGCTGTGCTTCTGCCTGTGCCAACATGGTCTTGAGGTTTTTGGTCTCAGAGGATGCTTTGCCGGTCTTGCCCACCGATTCGTTGTAACGTCTGGTCAGCTCCACTACGGCCTTTGCGGCCTTGCTGTACTCTCCTGACAGCGAAGAAACGGTCTTTTTTGTCTCAGATTGTACATTCTGGATGCCCTGCCGGTAGGCGCTGTCGTCCAGCCCGAGGGTGGCGCTCAATTCAAAAAGTTTCAGGTTCCATCACCCCCGTTCAAGCCATTTTTAATGCGTGCTACCACTTCATCAGCGGACGGCTGCGGCGGCTGTGGGCGGTTTTCCACAAGCCCGGCCACCATGTCGTACCACCGCTCTTCCGCGCCTATAAGGTGCGCCAGAGCGTCCGTCATGTACGTCTGATAGCTGAGCGTGATGCGCTCTTGCCGCAAAGTGTTCAGGCAGTGCTGCAAGATGTACGGCCTGCCAAACAGCCGCAGCGCGTCCGGGCTGATGGAAGAAATCAGGCGTCTGTACCCGCCAGCACCAACGGCAGACACCAGAGCAAAAAATCCATCACATCATCGTTGTTCAGCAGTTCTTTTACCGCGCGCATCTTCTTGAACGGGCCGATATTTTCAACCACCCCGTTTTCATCCACGTCCGGCTCATAGAGCAGCGGAAGCAGCTTTGCGGTGGCAGCGGCATTGTCGAACAGCAAGCTTTTTGCCATAGCCTGAATGTTCTTTTTTGCCTGTTCCTTCTTCTTCTGTTCCAACTCCTCCGGCGTTTCATCGCCGGTCAGGACCGGCAAAACCTTGCGCAGCTCCATAATCTTGGATTTTTCCAAGACCTCCTCTGCCACACCGGCGATCTGCCAGCAGTGGCGCAGAAACTCTTCATCGGGCAACTCTGTCAAAAATTTCATGCGGTGTCCTCCTTATGCTGCGGCCTTGGGGCTGTAGTAAAACTCCATCGGCACCACATCGCTGCCCAGCCGGGGGCAGCCGGTCAGGGTGACTGCAATGTTGCCTTTTCCCTTGTCGGTCGTCTTCAGGGTCAAGCCGCCGGTGGAGAGTGCATTCATCAGCCTGACGGCCACAAAGCCGTCGTCAATGGTATCGCCAACCAGCCAGATGTCCTTAAAGTCGCCGGTGCTTTCAGTGTGGTCCAGTGTCGTGCGGGGCGCGACCTTCTTGTCACTCACATCTGCAGCGCCCAGCGCCAGCTTGATAACGTCCGTTGTGACGTTCAGGGCCGTAAAGGCCAGCGTGCAGTCGTAGTCCTCGATCTGCATCAGCTCCGCGGTGTTCTTCTGGGCGTTGTCCACGTCCTCGCCCAGATCGGTGAAGTTTGCCTTGCAGGTCGCGGTGATGCCTCCGGAAGTGGCGCAGATGATGTCTGCGTCCTGAATTTCGGTCGTGCCGGACGGGTCAAACTTGTTCAGCACGACACCGGCATTGATCTGCATGGACTTGAACGCTTCCTGCGAAATTTTGGAAAATTTTCTTCCCATATTGCTCCTTACTCGCAAAATTGCGTAATTTCAAAATTGAGATATTCGCACAGATACCCTTCGGGCGGGTTGTCGAGGGGCTGTGCCCATGGGGTGCCTTTTTGCAAAAGAATAGCGCCACCCTCACAGGAAAGCGTTATGCTGTCCTCGAGGGCCGCGCTGATCGTATCCTCGGTTTGCAGGATGGGGGCCCTGCCGCCCTTGCTGGGGTACCACAGCCGGGCGTGGAAGGATGCCGTCTCGTTCCACCCGCCGGGGATGGTGGGCTTATAGGTCAGATAGGGCAGTGAAGCGGCAGGAGGGATGTTATCTTCCAGATAGCCCGGGATGCCGAAGCTGTTGAAAAACGTGTTCAGCGCCCGGTTGATGCTCTCAGACGGGCCCATCACGGCAGCACCGCCTTTTTGCACTTGACGGCTCGCAGTCCCATGCTTGATTCCGGCGGGGACTTGGTTTCGTCTGCTGTGCTTGTGACCTGAAAGGTCTGCCCGTCGCTTACCCGCTTGATGTAGTCCGGGAACGCCAGCGGCACACCGGTGTTGACCAACAGGGTATAGGTAGATGCCGTGTCAGCCTGCTCTGCTACCTGAGCTTCCACGGTGGTGTCGTGGCGCTCCACGGCTTCAAATTTGGGTCCGTCTGTCCAGCTGGACACAAAACCGCCCACGCCGTCCGGCTCATAGCTGCGGGTCTGAAATCGGTATTTTTGGGTGAAACCCTGCATCACGGTGGATGCAGTAAACGAGTTGACCATGTCACATCTTCCTCCACTGATTGATCTCGGATTTATAGCGGGTCTTGCCGTCTGCGGGAAGGCCGTCCGCGCCGGTAGCCATCGTGCCGGACCATCCGGCAAAGGACTGGGACACATACACTCCGCCGGAGGGCAGCGCCTTGTCGTATGCGTCGATTTTTTCAGCCAGCGCCACAAAAGCAGGCGGCACGCGCATAGGCTGCACCGTCCCGGTGAAGGTCTCGGCGGTCAGATCGCCGTTTCCGGCCTTGTGCACGCCGTCATTGAACACAGACCCGCAAACAAGGAAATACTGCCCTGCGGATACCCCGGCGGGGACAGTATCTGCCGTGAAGGTAAATTCTCCGGCTGCGGGGTCATCGTACCGGTCAAAAAAATTATGCGTGTAGACGCACAGCTCAGGGACGGTCATGCAAAATCACCTCCCTGTGTATCAGCCCCCTTCGCCCGGGGTAATGGTCTCGACAGCGATACCGTCCAGATACTCAGCAAACAGGGTCACGCCCATAATGGCGTAGCTCTCGGAGGTTGCGGTGCTGTAGTTTGCCTGAGTGTGGAAGCCGATGAGGTTGCTTGCCTCGCCTGCGGTCCGGTAGACCAGACCTGCGCGGGCAAACTCGCTATCCGCAGGATCCACATAGTACATGACGATGTTGTCTACCGGGGTGGCAATAACCTTTCCCTTCGCAATCTCACTGTCGGACAGCAGGAAGATGGTGTTGTAGCCCATGAAGTCCTTGATATACTGAAAGCCGAACTGGTTCTGCACGGTGATATTGGCATTGCCCAGATAGTCGTACACGTCCATCACGTTGACAAAGCCAACAACGCCGGTCACGGTGCGATGCATGGTCTTGAACTTGTTCTCGACCGCGCCCTTGGCATGTGCCAGCGCCATCTGGAAGGTCTTGGGAGTGCCCTTCAGGGTGCCGGTGTTCAGGAACTTGTAGAACTTATCCGTTACCAGAGCGGTCAGGTCGTACAGGAACTCATCATCGGTCTTCTGCACGGCGACATCGTAGCCGTAATTCTGGATCGCCTCAAGGGTGACAGACTTGCCGTACTTGTCGATGGTGATCTTGCCGTACTCCTTCTCCTTGACGGTGTACTTGCTGAACGGGATCTCTTCGCCCTCGCCCACGGTGCCGCTCTGCAGGGTGCCCTGTGCATACTTGCTCTTGAGCACGGTGCCAGGCTGCATCCGGATAGGGCGCATGATGCCCAGAATGGTGCGCAGATGGTCCCAGTTGCGCTGGAAACGGGTCACAAAGTCGATTTCACGCGCGGCTACGGTGATATCGGTGGTCATAGTGATATTTTCTTTTGCTGCCATGTATTAGTCCTTTCCGCCGCCTGTGAACAGGTCGGCATTTGCTGCGATGGCCGCCTGAC